ATGGGAACTAAAACAGTAAATGAAGTTAGAGAATGGTTAAAAGACAATAATTTAACAGTTGCGCAATGGGCGAGAGAAAACGGACACAACTCCGTAGATGTTACTCGCGTGTTGACGGGGAAATCAAAGTGTCGATACGGACAGGGGCGCGCTATCGCGATTAAGCTGGGGTTAAGAATTGACGAGTGAGGAAACGAAGATGGGGATAACGATTGGTGAGCTGCTTAAACTTAATATTCAAGGGCTTCCTACAACAGCAAGAGGATTAAGGGAGAGAGCAAAAACCCAGAACTGGCCGTACATCGAAGAAGTTGGCAAAGCGCGTGGAGGCCGTCTGAAAAAATACTTAATCGCTTCCCTCCCTGCCGAAATCCGAGCAGCCATCATGAAACGGCAGTCGGACGAGCTGGCGGAGAAGATGCCGAAAACCCTGCCCCAAGTCAGACCGGGGACGGCGATGTCGGCTCAGGCACTGGCTGAAGCGGCCAAGCTGTTGAACGAGAAACAACGGTCGGTGGCGGATGCGCGATGTGCGGTAGTGGCGGCGGTATTGGGGATTAAATATCAATACGGTTGTTCTGCCAAGGCTGCGGTGGCTCAGTTTTTGGGCTTGCTGGCAGAAGGTAAATTGGACGCGGTCACGCTTGGGAACTTGGAAAAGGCCAATGACCGCAGCCGGTCGGCGAAGGTTGGCGAACGTACTTTAGACGGCTGGATATCTGCCTACCTTAAGGCGGAAAACGCGACGGAGCGGTTGGTTGCTTTGGCTCCGAAGACGACGAAGGTGGTTAAGCCGATTGAGAGCTACGGTTGGTTGCCGATGTTTATGCAGTTTCACAATATCCCGTCCGCGCCGAAACTGGCACACAGCTACCGCCGGTTTGTGCAGTGGGCAGAAGCGGAAAATATGCCGGTCAATGATGTGCCTAACTTGAGTATGGTGCGCCGCGTTTGGGACAAGCTGCCGCTGATTATGCAGGAGCGCGGCAGGAAAACGGGGGCGGCTTATAAATCGCTGCTGCCTTATGTGAAACGTGATTGGGGGGCTTTGAAGCCTAACGATGTTTGGATCGGCGACGGCCACAGCTTTAAAGCGAAGGTGGCACATCCGGTACACGGCAGGCCGTTTAAGCCGGAAGTGACGGTGATTATTGATGGTTGTACGCGGTTTGTGGTCGGGTTTTCGGTCTCTCTTGCTGAAAGTTGTGTGGCGGTATCGGACGCTCTGCGTATCGGGGTCAAGCATTTTGGTTTGCCGATTATCTATTACTCGGATAACGGCGGCGGCCAAACCGGCAAGACGATAGACCATGAAATCACGGGTATTACGTCCCGATTGGGTATCCGGCATGAAACGGGTATCGCGGGCAACCCGCAAGGGCGCGGCATCATTGAGCGATGGTGGAAAGACAATCTGATTGAGATGGCGCGACAGTATGAGACGTTTGCGGGCGCGGGGATGGACAGCAGCACGAAGAACCTGATGTACCGCAAGATGGAAAGTGCGTTTAACGCTTTGGAAAAAGGCAAGGATTTGACGGAGGAACAACAGAAATATTTGAAAAAACTGCCGAGCTGGTCGCGTTTTATCGCGGATGTGGTCAAGTGTATCGACGAATACAACAACCGCCCGCACGGCGAGCTGCCCCGACATCCTGACGGCGGGCATTATACGCCGAAGGCTTATCGGGAAATGAGGCTGGAACAGGACGGTATCGCGCCGGATATGTTGTCGGCGGAAGAGCTGGCGACGATGTTTATGCCGCAAGAGGTGCGAAAAGTACAGCGCGGTTGGCTGGATTTGTTCAACAACTCTTATTTCTCAACCGAGCTGGCGGAGTATCACAAGGACGAGGTACGGGTCAGCTACGATTTGAGCGATGCGTCGGTGGTCAATGTGTTTGATATGGACGGCAAGTTTATCACTAAGGCGCAGGCCAACGGCAATAGCCGCGAGGCTTTCCCGACGGCTCGTATCGACCAACTGGCGGAAAAACGCCGAAAAGGCAAAATCAAGCGGGCGGAAAATGCAATCAAGCTCGCAAACGCGGAAGTCAATCCGGCTTTGGAACAGGCTGCGGTTTGGGACGAGCTGGGACATTTGGGCGGAAACGTCATCGAGGCGGAGTATGCGGTATTGCCGAAAACGGGCACGGACGATTTTGTGTTGTTTGAGGCGGATAGATAAAGGAAAACATGATGGACAAACAGCAAAATACGGCGTTTTCGGCCGAGCTTGTTGAAAAATTGAAACTCAAGCGAGCCCTTGGGCGGATTCAACGATTGCAAGCAAAGATTCAAGGTGTTCCCGCTGGACGGAATCAGGCTCAAACGTTTTTGCCTGCGCTTGAAGGAAGCGGCGAACCTGCCCAATCGAAGTCGGCTCTTGACGGGTAATCCGCCGGAGCAGCCAGGCAAGTACGAGGGAATCGGCAAGCGACCTGTCTTCCAAGTCTTGAACGGCGACTTCCAGCATGATCAGGCGTTTTTCCAAATCGGGAAACTCTTTCATTTCAGACGGCCTTTAAAGGTTGTTTAAAACTCAAGGATATTAAAAATGAAACAAATCAATCAAGCATTGCAACAAAAACTGGCTGAATTTAAAGAAAAATCGGGTATGAGCCAAACCCAGCTGGCACGCGGTATCGATACTTCGCCGGCATCCGTCAGTATGTATCTGAACGGTACTTATGCGGCAAAAGGCGGTAATTATGAAACCATCGAGCCGAAAATCGAGGCGTTTTTGGAGATGCAGGAAAGTAAGGCGCGACGCGAAGAGCCGGTGTTTGGTTTTGTACCGACTAGGACGACCCGCCGAATCGCGGAAGTGATGCGCGATGCGCACGAAGGCGGCGAAATAGTGGTGATCTACGGTCAGGCGGGATTGGGCAAGACTCAGGCGGTCAAAAACTACTGCGAGAAAAACCCTGCGGCTATCTTGATTGAGGCTAATCCGAGCTTTACGGCACTTGTGCTGATGCGCAAGTTGGCAGTAGCGGCGAAGGTATCGGCGATGGGCAGTTTGAATGATTTGTTTGAGTCTGTATCTGACCGCCTGCGTGATTCGGGCCGTCTGATTGTGGTCGATGAAGCGGAAAACCTGCCTTTACGCGCCCTTGAGATTATCCGCCGATTGCACGACAACACGGGTTGCGGCTTGGTGTTGAGCGGTATGCCCCGACTGGTAGCGAATTTGCGCGGTAAGCATGGCGAGCTGGTGCAACTTTACAGCCGCGTGTCGCTTCCGCTGAATTTGGGCGAATCTTTGCCGGATGACGAGCTCTTTGAGATTGCGAAAGCGGCTTTGCCTGATGCGGACAAGGAGACGCTCTTGGAACTGGTTAAACATAGTAACGGCAATACGCGCCGGATGAGCAAATTGATGCGCGGCGCGGTACGCACGGCGAACAAGAACGGTATCAAGGTGCAGGCGGGTATCGTTAAAAAATACAGCTCCCTGATTATCCGATAAGAAAGGCCGTCTGAAATGAGACACGAATATGCGGTACACGCCGGAGTCTATGAGGACACTTGGCACGATTATGAAACCCATAAACGTCGCAAGATTTGGCGGGCGGATGTGCGCGGCAAGCGCAAAGAAGGCTTTGCATGGTTGCAAATCCGCCGACTGCGGAAACGCTTCGAGAACAAAGAGGAAGCCAAGGAATGGGCGGCTCAAGTGAAGGCGGATTGGGTACGCAATAATTTTTTTGCCTTAAGAAAATATTAAATAATTGATTTATAAGGAAATAGAAAAATGTCTTATTTGTTTTGCGAACGAAAAACCAAGTGGATCGGTTTGGCTTTTTGCTTGTTGTTTTGGGCGGTTTTGGCGGGAACGATGCGGGACAGCCGCCCTAAGCCGGCGGTGTCGGCGGCAAAGTTGGAAATGTCGCGCCGCGAGCGTCTGGCGGATTTGGAGGCTCAAGCCCGGGTCGAACAATACGAGGCTATGAGTACGGAAGAAAAAATGAAAGGGATCGTTTATGAGCGATAAGCCATTGAGCCCTACGGCGAAACAAGAGGCTTTGGCACGGGCGGTCAAGGAAATCCGCGCGAAATATGGCGATAAGGCGATTGTGAAAGGATGTGTGAAATGAGTTTCGGACGACGTAATACGGATTGGCAGGCTTGGGGACAGCACCGCAGGCGTGCGACGGCGCGACCGGCGCAAAAAAGCCGGGAGCGCGAAATCGAGGAATATCAGGCGCGTTTTAAACGGCCTGTTGAGAAGAAGGAGGAGAAAAAATGACGACAATTAAAACGTAAGCCGTTGATGCCGCTCTATATTTTTTTGCCTTATTGAAAATATAAAGTATTGATTTAAAAGGATTTAAGAAATGGATGCAAAAGAAATTGCAGAATGGCTCGAAGACCGTGGCGAGCTGATGGTCATGAAGAAGGACGGCGAAGGCTTTGTAATCGCTGCGCGGTCGCCGGACGGGATGTGGAAGACTGCCGAGGCGGATACTTTGGCGCGGGCGATAACTTTATGGGAGGAAGTGTGATGGCTACCGGAATGATGATTTATCTCTTGATCTGCGGGCTGATTGGTTTGGCACTGGTGGTTTTGGCACTGATGAGCCTGATTGAAAACTGGTTTAAGTGGCGGACTAAAGCTGTTGTTTTGGATGCCTGCGGTATGTTTTTTGGGTTGGTTGTTGTTTTTATAGCGGTTTTAGCAATTATTGGGGTGGTTAAATGAACATCAAATGCCCGAACTGTGGTGCGGTGCATAGTCTGGACAGTTTAATCAATGATGCAGAGGCATCGGCGGTGTTGAGGGCTGTTTTGGAAATGGATGCGGAATTGGGCAAGGCGGCGATACGGTATATCGGCCTCTTCCGCCCTGCCAAGTCCCAGCTCTCTTGGGCGCGTACCGCGAAACTGCTGAATGAGTTGCTGCCGATGATTAAGGCGCAGGAGGCGGCGCGTGACGGGGTTTGTTTTCCTGCCCCTACCGAGGCTTGGATTCACGGCTTTAACGAGACGGTCAATGCACGCGACCAAGGCCGTCTGAAAACGCCGCTGAAGTCGCACGGCTACCTGTATGAAATCCTTGCAGGCCGGGTCGGCCAGCCAAGCGCAGGGAATCAAACAGTAAACCAACCAAACCGCCGAGCCGCACTGCCGGCCAACCCCAGCCAAACCCTTACCGCAGCCGCGTCGCTGCAAGGATTGAAGAAATGAAAGAACTGCCTACCCAACTGCATAACGCCATGATCGACGGCCTGACCATGCTTTTGACTCTGCGTCTGAGCGGTTCGCCGGCTGCCGACACTGTGGCCGCCACTGCGCAAACATGGAGCCGTGTGTTGGCGCACGGCCGGGCGTGGGACGAAGCGCGAGATGTACCGCGCTTTCAGACGGCCTTTATGGTATTGGCGAATGAAACCGACCGCTGGCCGTCGCCCAAAGACTTTTTAGACAAGCTGCCGCCACCGCCGAAGCCGTTGAAGCTGGAGCACCACTACCACCCCACGGCGGAGGAAAAAGCAAAGGGAAAATCGGCTTTAAACCGCATACAGGGCGTGATTAAAGAGGTATTAAAAGGCAAGTCGCTGATACCGCCTCCGGCTGAAACCGCCACCGGGCAGATTTTGAGACACCGCGCGAAAGTTGAGGCACTTGCCAAGCGCGAACGCGAACAAGGCTTGAGCAAGCCGAAATGTTAAACCCAACCTGAAAGGAAAGAGAAAATGGCTAAAACCAGGATCAAACAACCCGCCATCGAAGCGGCACAAGACAAAGCGGAAGTCACTGCGTTTATCCGCAAAATCGGCGACTTGCAACGCGAAGTCAAACGCCTGGAAACAGAAGCAGGCGATAAAAAAGCGGTCATCGAAGAAGAATATGCCGCCAAAGCCGCGCCGATGTGTGCCGAAATCATGAGCCTGACCGAACGTGTAGCCGCCTACTGCGAAGCGCATAAGGACGAGCTGACGGAAAACGGTAAAACCAAAACCGTGGACTTTACTACCGGCCTGATTAAATGGCGCATCCGTCCGCCATCCGTCAAGGTAACGGGCGTGGCCGCCGTCTTGGCGTGGCTCTCGGAGAAATCCGCCTTTGCCGAGTTTGTCCGTACGAAGAAGGAAATCGACAAAGATGCCATCCTGAATCAAAAAGAGCGTTTTTCAGACGGCCAAGTGCCGGGGATTAAGATTGTGTCGGGGCTTGAGGATTTTGTGATTGAGCCTACGGAGCAGGAGTTGGCCTAAATCACCGGCGGCCTCGGTTGAGGCCGTCTGAAACTATAAACCAACCGCGCGGCACGGTCTGCCGCATTTAAATCTAAATAGGAGTCAAAAAGTGAATAAATCCGAATTAATCCAAGCCATCGCCGATGAAGCGGAATTGAACAAACGCGATGCGGCGGAATTTGTTGATGCGTTTGTCAGCGTGGTAACGCAGACGCTGAAGGACGGCAAAGACGTTACGTTGGTCGGCTTCGGCTCGTTCCACGCCGCCCAATCCGCCGAGCGTAAAGGCCGCAATCCGAAAACGGGCGAACCACTGATCATCGCAGCACGAAAAACGCCTAAATTCCATGCAGGTAAGGCTTTGAAAGACGCGGTGAACCGTTAAAGCCGCTGATGTTTAAAAGGTCGTCTGAAAACAGTTTAAAACCTGTTTCAGACGGCCTTTTTTGTGCCTTCCAATTTCGCAAAAAAACATCAACTTAATACTATACATTGTATTTTATTGGTATAATATTCGCTAATTTATACTATATGTTGTATTGGAGAAATGATGCGCCGGGCGTTGATTGCGAAAATTAAGATTGCTCAAAAGGAGCTGGGTTTGGATGATGCGACGTATCGCGCGGTGTTGGAGCGTGTGACGGGTAAGCGATCGTGTACGGAGTGCAGTATCCCTGAGCTGGAGCGCGTGGTCGAGGATTTGCGCCAACATGGGTTTGCGCCGAAAAAAACGGCAGGCCGACGGCCGAACCGCCGAAGCTCTGCCGATCCGATGATGCGCAAAATCGAAGCCCTGCTGCTGGATAACGGCTGGACTTGGAATTATGCGCATGGTACGGCGAAAAAGATGTTTAGGGTTGACCGTGTGGAATGGTTGTCTGACGGCAATATGCACAAGCTGGTGGCGGCGTTGCAGATTGCTGCGAACCGCCGTAAGAAAGGGGCTGTGTGATGTATGAGACGGCAGATTTTGGCGCGGTCAAGCATCTGCTCCCTGATAGTGTACAGGCGTTGATTACGGTCATCGGGTTTAATGAAACGCTGGAGCTGGTGCGCCTGATGGGCGGTACGACTTATCCTTTGCGGCAGGGTTATACGAAAAACAGTCAATCCCGTGTTGCATACTTGGAGGAGATTATCGGCAGTGAGGCGGCCGGTCGGCTGGTGGAGGCAATGGCTCCGTGCAATCTGTTTGTACCCCGTTGCGAGACGGCCTTGTATGAGCTGCGTAACCGTAAAATCCGCAGTCAGTTTGACCGGCAGACGGCAGGCGGCACCCCTGCTTATGAGGCCGTTAACGATTTGGCCTTGGCACACCGCCTAAGCGACCGCCATGTGTGGCGGATTTTGAAGCAGGCGAATAAGGAAGCGGAGCAGGAGAATTTGTTTTAGAATGGAATGCCATGCAGATGTATGGCATTTTATTTTGGAGAAAAATATGAGAACGTTTTATTTTGTGCTGCTGGCGTTGGGTTTGGCGGCGTGTGGGCAAGTATCGGAGGAAGTCAAACAGACAGCTCCAGCACAACAAGAAACGCAGCCCGACCCGAAAGTGAAAATCGTGGAGCGCCTCAAAAACGAAGAATACTTTATAGGGGAGAATAATTTAGACAAAATCCGCCGGCACGGCGAACTGAAAAACCATGCAGAAAAATTGGTGGCATTGCTTGCTCAAGCTGAAAAGGAAAGCCGCGGTATGGTGTTAAACGGTAGCAATTTGGCGGAGGTCAAGACATTTAACGAGGCTTTTATCGCTGTTGCCAAATCAGCCGATGAAACTTTCGGCGGGCCATTTTTGGAAGATAAGGCTGGATTGTATCAGTGTACCAATGCCGCCAATGCTGCATATGACTACTTTACCGCCAGACAAAACCAAAATGCTATGGTTGCCAATTATAAACAAAACTACGACAACGCTATAGCCGCTTGTAAAGAGCAAATTAAACATCCTCCTGAAGCTGAGACAACTGTCTATGCCCGTAAAGGTATTAATCTGCCTATAAATGATTGTTTAGCCGTGTTGACCGGAGATGAACCATTTGACACATTTACTTGTTCGATGAAAATCAAATAAGGTTGAATCATGCCAAGGCCGTCTGAACAACAGACGGCCTTTTTGTTGCCTACTGACACTGTTTCGACCGCTGCAAAAGCCATGCCGTTTGAAAATGTAAGCCTCTGAAAGTGCATTTTAATCTGATTTTGAGGGAGGCTTTAATGAGCAAAATTGTTTGTCTGACTGCCGGACACAGCAACACCGACCCGGGCGCGGTCAACGGAAGCGACCGTGAGGCGGACTTGGCGCAGGATATGCGCAACATCGTGGCTTCAATCCTGCGTAACGATTACGGCCTGACTGTCCGCACCGACGGCACAGGCAAAGGCAATATGCCGCTGCGTGAAGCAGTCAAACTGATTCGCGGCTCGGATGTGGCGATTGAGTTTCACACCAACGCTGCCGTCAGCAAAGCGGCGACAGGCATCGAAGCCTTGAGTACCGTTAAAAACAAACGCTGGTGTCAGGTGTTGAGCAAAGCTGTTGCCAAGAAAACCGGCTGGAAACTGCGCGGCGAAGACGGCTTTAAACCCGACAATGCGGGCCAGCATTCGCGCCTGGCTTATGCACAAGCCGGCGGCATTGTGTTTGAGCCGTTTTTTATCAGCAACGACACTGATTTGGCCTTGTTTAAGGCTACAAAATGGGGCATTTGCCGCACGATTGCGGACGCGATTGCGATGGAATTGGGAGCGTCGAAGGTATGAAAAAGTCTTTGATTGCTTTGGCTCTGTCTGTCTTGAAACCGCAGGTGCCTGAATTTGAGATTAAGCCCGCCGGTATTGGCTATTTGAAACAACATCCGTCTATGCGAATGGGTAAGTCGGGCGTGGCGGCTGCCAAACGCGCGGCGCGCAAACGCAAGAACCGTCGTTAATCATGGGACAGGTTGAGTTTTACGAAAAGATGATTGAGCAATGGTCGCGCAAAAGCCGCGAGGCAAGCGAGCAGGCAGACTTGCCTGCGTTTGAATTTGCGGAGGGCGAACTGGCCAATTATCGGGAAATGCTGAAACGGCACCTGCAAACCAAAAGTGTGGAATAGCAATGCGTATTTTGGATATTTTTAAAAACCCGGCGACAGGCAATGTGTCGCACTCTAAGCTGTGGGCAAACGTCGCCTGCGCGGCTGGGACGTTTAAGTTTGTGATGTTGCCCGACCCGTCGGCGGAGATTTGGGCGGTGTATTTGGGCATTGTCGGCGGCTATGCGGTGGCACGTTCGTTTGTCAGCATCAAACGTCAGGAGGTCGAGAATGAATCTCGTGAAACTGCTGGCGAATAACTGGCAACCGATTGCCATTATCGCGCTTGTCGGCACGCTCTTGGCTGTGTCGCACCATCAAGGCTACAAGTCGGCTTTTACCAAACAGCAAGCCGTCATCGACAAGATGGAGCACGATAAGGCGCAAGCCCTGCTGTTGTCGGCTCAAAACTATGCACGCGAGCTGGAAAATGCGCGGGCGGAAGCTAAAAAATATGAAGTCAAGGCGCACGCCGTCGGCTTGGCTTTGGCGAAAAAACAGGCGGAAGTCAGCCGTCTGAAAACGGAAAATAAAAAGGAAATCGAAAATGCGCTTACTCAAGACCGTAAAAATGCAGGCGGCGGTTGTATTGACGGCCTTGGCTCTCACAGCCTGCGCCTCTACGAGCGCTCCCTCGGCTACGGAAATTAAGGTTGTCGAAAAGGCGGTCATGCCGACACCGCCCGCTGCGTTGATGGTCGCGCCGGTACGCCCGAATGCGCCAAAAGACGGTAAAACGGCCACGCTTTTGGAACACGCCGCTGAGTTTGGCGGCTATGTTGTCGAGCTGGAAAACCAAAATCAGGCTTGGCGCGATTGGGTCAACAGTCAAGCGGAAGTTGACGGTTCGGAGGGCGCACGATGACGACTTATCGTGATTTGGTGCAACGCACGGTCGCCTGCCGCCATGCGGACTTGGAATTGGGCTTAAGCCCATCACGCGAACAAGAGCCGTTTGTCATCCATGTTTCCGATTTGTTGGATAAGGCCGGTATCGATTACGCGGTACGCATGGATAAGGATTTTCAGACGACGTTTAACCTTGAATATCCAAATACAAACTACGACACCTTTAAGCGTGCAGTTTGGCAGACGATTTCGGCGTATTACTGCGTTTGTAACGATGGAGATGGACTCGAAATTTCCAGCAATCGCCCTGACGGCTACTCCGTCCGTATCGTATTTGGCGATGTGCCGGTTTAAAGGGGTTTTAAATGGACTTTGAATTTGGTTTTAGGACTCTGTGGCCGATTGCGACGGCGGCATTTTGGTTTTGGGTCAACGGCATTTCAGGCCGTCTGAAAGAGGCGGACAAGCGTATCGACGACCTTAAAGAGGAGCTTCACGAAGTCAAGCTCTCTTATCACACCAAGCAAGATGCCCAAGCCGACCGCAAAAATATCGCAGCGTCTTTGGAGCGCATCGAAAACAAGTTGGAAAAAGTAAACGAAAAACTGGACAGGAAAGCGGACAAATCATGAGCGACCCGATTTTGGAAGCCTTGGCGCGTATTGAAAACAAGACTGATCAGACTCTGAAAAATCAGAAGGAAATGCAGGCGGAAATTGCACAAATCCGCCAAGACACGAAACGCACGGCCATCACATTCGGCGCACTGGGCGGCGGCGTGATTACGGTCGGCTGGGAATTGCTTAAAGCGAAAATGGGACTGTAATTATGGCTCACCCGCAAGAAATCCGTGAAAAGTTACGCCGGCTCTATGTGAGCGGCGAGCAAACTTTGGAAACGGCGGCCTTGATGTGCGAAATCCCGCAGGCCACTGCGCGTGCGTGGAAACGTGCGGATAAGGAAAAAGGCGACGACTGGGATAAGATGCGCGCCGCCTACACTTTGGCCGGCGGCGGTATTGAGGATTTGAGCCGTGCGATGTTGGCCGGTTTTATGGTGCAGTACAACAGCACGATGACGATGCTGCAGGATTCGAGTACCGAAGATTTGCCGCCGTCCGACCGCGCCAAGCTGTTGGCCAGCCTGGCCGATGCGTTTACCAAAACCGTATCCGCCAATGCGCGCGTGATGCCGGAAACGTCAAAACTGGCGACGGCTTTGGAATTGATTGAGTTCTTGATGGCGTTTGTGCAAGAAAAACACCCCAAACATTTGCCTGCCTTTGTGGAGGTATTGGAGCCGTTTGGTGCGGAAGTGGAGAAGAAGTTTGGTTAGAGACCGATAGCTGATTTTAAAAGCGTGACGAGGGTAGCTGCAGGGATGGTATTAATGGCATTTGCTGTAAATGTACTTAATGCAGTGTCTTTGATTTTCCCCAATTCTTTTTTCAACCAGCTTTTTTCTGAATCAGAAATCTCCGCTTGGTCTATTTTTGCCGCAATTAAAGCCTGAATAGTGTCGCTGTGTAGTTTGACTGTGACAACCCCAAGAATGGCAGAAAGACCACCATCATCAGTAAGGAAGTCTATCCCCTTATGATTAATCTTGCAGTCAAAATTTTTTTGAAGCTCATCTATCAAAGTAATTTCAATTAAACCAGATTCTTCTAGGTAATAAATATTTTTTAAAAAATATTGGAATTCATCCGATTGTAAAGTTGTTAGATGTTGGCTGTGAATTTCGCAACCAAGGGTCAATGCCAAGTCCAATCCTTGTTTATCGACAGGGATATTCGAAGTAATAGGTAAAGAACTACTAGGGAAAAGAGAGTTATATACCTTGGTGGCTTTTAGGCAGTTCGGGTAATTATCACATAAGACTTGTAAGATTTTTTCCTGAATACCTCTATTTAACCAGTTCATAAATTATTCCTCATGAAAAATAAAGAATTCCTCAAATCCCTTGCCGCACTGGCCGCCAGTTTGCGCCAAGTCATCGAAACGGAAGTGGACGGCTTTGATGCGTCGCCCAAGGCTATTGCTGCACGCCGTGCCAAGGTATTTGACCCGGTAGGCGGTTACGAATATTTCGTAAATACCTACTTCCCCCATTATATCCGCTCGCCTGAAAAATCCGAACTGCATGCGTTTTTATTCAGCCGTCTGCCGGAGATTATCCGCTCCCCAAAAGGGGAAAATGAGGCGGTGGGTGCGCCGCGTGGCGAGGGTAAATCGACGCAGGTTACTCAGTTGTTTACGCTGTGGTGTATTGTGACCGGCCAAAAACATTATGCTGTTATTGTGATGGACAGCATAGACCAGGCGTATCCGATGCTGGAAGCCATCAAGGCGGAACTTGAATTTAACCCGCGCTTGAAAACCGACTTTCCGGAAGTATGCGGGCAGGGACGTGTATGGCAGGCCGGTACGATTGTAACGGCCAATGACGTTAAAGTCCAAGTGGCCGGTAGCGGTAAAAAGCTGCGCGGTTTGCGTCACGGCCCTTACCGTCCTGACTTAACTGTTTTGGACGATATTGAGAATGACGAGCAAGTCCGCAACCCCGAACAGCGCGACAAGCTCAATGCGTGGCTGACTAAGACTGTATTGCCTTTGGGCGGGGTTGGTCAGAAATACGATGTGATCTATATCGGCACGATTTTGCATTACGACAGTGTGCTGAACCGCACTTTGAATAACCCGTTTTGGCGGGGTGTTAAGTTTAAGGCGATGAAACGCTGGCCCGACCGCATGGACTTGTGGGACAGATGGGAGGAACTTTTCCGAAACGACGGCGAGACGGTGGCCGAGGCGTTTTATCAGGCAAACAAAGACGAGATGGAGCGCGGCGCGGTCACTTCTTGGGCGGCGCGCGGCGTGTTGGCATTGATGAAAATCCGCGCCCGCGACGGCCATGCGACGTTTGACAGCGAGTATCAGAACGATCCCGTTGCCGGTGATGCCGCGCCATTTGCGAACAGCCTGAATTTTTGGGTCAATCGTGATTCTGATTGGATTTTCTACGGTGCTTGCGACCCGAGTTTGGGCAAGGCCGGCAACAGCCGTGACCCGTCTGCTTTGTGTATCGGCGGGTACAACCGCCGCACGGGCGTGTTGGATGTGGTGGAGGCTCTGATTAAGAAACGCCTGCCGGACAAGATTATTTCCGACATTATCGAATTGCAACGGCGGTACCGCTGTGTGTTGTGGGGTATTGAGACGGTGCAGTTTCAGGAGTTTTTAAAGACTGAGCTGGTCAAACGCGGTGCGGCTGCAGGCATCCCGATTCCGGCACGCGGCATTAAGCCGAGTGCGGACAAGTTGCTCCGTATTGAAAGCCTGCAGCCGTATATGCAAAACGGTCAAATCCGTTTGCACGCCAGTCAAAGCACACTGATTGACCAATTCCGCCATTTTCCGATGGCAGACCATGACGACGGCCCTGATGCCGTGCATATGCTGTGGGGCTTGGTTCAAAGCAGCGCGACTGTCGGCGGCTATATTGCCGTGCCTAGAGAGCACGGTTTGTCCGGACGGATGGGGAGCGGCGCATGGTAAAACTGACACGGGATACAGCCTGCTAAGGAGTGGCACGGCTGAAAATGGGGCAAGTTTAACTTGCCCTTTTTTACGTCATGAAAAACCTACTCCGTGCGTTGTTTAGTAAAGCCGCACCTAAAACGCCCGATAAACAATCCCAAACGGCGGATATCGTTAAAAACCGCACTACCCATGAGCATCCGAGCAAAGGACTGACTCCGCAGTCGCTCCATCGGATTTTGGAAGATGCGGAAAACGGCGATATTCAGGCGCAGTCCGAACTCTTTGTCGATATTGAAGAGAAGGACGGCCATATCTTTTCGGAGATGAGCAAACGCAAGCGCGCGGTAATCGGCTTGGATTGGAATATTGTTCCGCCTCCGAACAGCAGCGAAGCGGAACGGAAGCTGGCCGAAGAGGTTGATGGCTGGCTCAATCGGATGACCGATTTAGAGGATATGATGTTTGACCTTTTGGACGCGGTCGGACACGGCTTCTCCTGCGTGGAAATCGAATGGGAAAACCTTGGTTCGTTATGGTTGCCCAAGGCATTCCATCACCGTCCGCAGGCTTGGTTTAAGGTCAACGCAATGGATGAGGTGTTGTTGCGCAAAGACGGCAGCCCAGATGGCGAAAAGCTGTGGGATTTAGGCTGGATTATCCATAAGCACCGCAGCCGTTCGGGTATTTTGGCAAGAAGCGGTTTGATGCGCACGCTGGTGTGGCCGTATCTGTTTAAAAATTACTCGGTGCGTGATTTGGCCGAGTTTTTGGAGATTTACGGCCTGCCGACCCGAATCGGTAAATATGCCTCCGGTGCGGACGACAAAGATAAGCTTACCCTTTTGAATGCGGTGCGCGAAATCGGCCATAACGCGGCGGGGATTATTCCTGAAACCATGCAGATTGAGCTGCTCAACGCGGCCAATGGCAGTGCGGACCCGTTTCAGGCAATGATTGATTGGGCGGATAAAACGTCTTCAAAAGCGATTTTAGGCGGCACGCTGACCAGTCAGGCAGACGGTAAGACTGCTACCAATGCGCTGGGGAAAGTCCATAACGAGGTGCGCCATGATTTGCTGGTATCCGATGCCAAGCAACTGGCCGGCACATTGACGCGCCAACTGATTCTGCCTTTGTTGCAACTCAATAAAGGCAATGTCGATGTTTCACGTCTGCCGCGCTTTGTGTTCGATACGCAATTACCCGAAGATTTGACGGCGTACTCCGACTCTTTGCCTAAATTGGTGGAAATCGGCATGAAGATTCCGTTGTCGTGGGCGCAGGAAAAATTGGCCATTCCTTTGGCTTCCGAAAACGAGCCGGTATTGGCTTTTCAAACCGACGTTAAAACGGATTTAAAAAGTGCTCCGTTAAGCTACCGCCGTGTGGCTTTGAGTAAATCGGGTGAGATTGTCGGCGCGGCGCAGGCGGATTTAGATCATGCGGACTTGAGCAAGGTGGCCTTGCCGGAAATGATTGAGCCGTTTTTAAACGGCTTGGGGCAGGCTTTGGCCGAGGGCGACAGCTATGAGGATGTGCAGGAACGTTTGTTGCGCGTTTATCCCGACCTGACTGCCGGGCAATTTCAGACGGCCTTGGCACGTGTGGTTTTTGTGTCGGACTTATGGGGACGGATGAATGGCTGATTTGAGCTACGCATTCGGCCTTGAGCCTGAACAGGCTGTCAAGTATTTTGAGGGGCTGGGCTTTAATGTGCCGTCAGACTGGAAAATAACGTGGAACGAAGCGCAGGCTAAGGCACGGGCAATTGCGGGCATTCACAAGCAGGATATTGCCGCGCAAATCCACGGTGCTTTGTACGAAAGCCTGAAAAACGGTACGTCATTTGAGAAATTCCGTGATGATGTGGCAGGCCGTCTGAAAGCACATGACTGGCAGCTGCTGAAAGATGGCGACATTGTGAATGTCAACACCGGCGAAGTAGACGGTAAAGGCATCACGCGGCATCGGCTGGAAACCATTTTCCGTACGCAAATGCAGTCGGCCTATATGGCCGGTCATTGGCAGGCTCTTGAAGATGGTCGGGACTCTGCGCCGTGGCTGCAATACTCGGCTATTTTGGACAGCCGCACCCGCCAAAGCCACGCTGCGGCGCATGGCGCGGTGTATCACATCGACGACCCGTTTTGGAATTACTTCTACCCTCCCAACGGCTTCAACTGCCGCTGTACCGTGCGGGCGTTTTCAGACCGTGACTTGAAGCGGCGCAATCTGCTGCCGCAAAAAGCGCAACTGGAAGATACGGAAGTGGTGGTCAACCGCAAGGGCGACACCCGCCCGGCCAAGGCGGTGAAGCTTGCCGACGGCAGCCGCTTTTATACTGATGCAGGTTTTCAGAACAATGTGGGTAAAAGCCATTTGGCCAACTTGGGTCAATTGCAGATGCAGCGTGCAGTGGAACTGCCGCCGAAGCTGGCAAGCGTGGCGATTCAGACGGCCTTAAAACAGCCCGATTTGATGCGGGCGGTGTCGCAACAGGCGGCGCAAATGGTGCGGCGGGTAGATGCGGAAAAAGTAGCGCGCGGGAAAACGCTGTATGTGGGCGCATTGACCCTACCCGTGTTAGATGCATTGGCGGGAAGGCAAATCTATCCGCAATCCGCCGTGATTTCGATGAGCGACGAACGGGTATTGCACGCTTTGCGCGACAAGAAGGTCAAGCCGCTGCCGGTGTCATTTTGGGAGCAGATACCCGAACTGTTGCAAGAACCGGAGCAGATTTTATTAGGCAAGGCGGGACGAAATGACGATGCCAAACAGTTTTTGGCATTTGTGTATCCGCTGCCGGCAGGCAAGGGGAAGCTGGTGGTAACGCTGGACTATGATGTGAAAACCCGACATCCGTTTACAGGTAAGAAAGAACATCTGACCTTGAATATGGTCAACACCGGCATGATTGCCGAAACGGATAAACAGGTGGATAGCTTACTGTACGGGTATGAAACAATATGGAAAAAGCCATAAAACTCTTTGCCTGATTCGAACAGGATAATACGCGACACGGTAACGTGGCCGTAACCTTTCCAGTAGGAAACCCGAGTTTTATGGCTGTTGGAACCAATATACCATGATCGAGATAAAAATCAACGCAGATGCACTGCAAAACAGCTTAAATACCATTGCGCAACGTACAAGCAACACCCGGCCGTTGATGACGCAGCTTGCCCGCATCATGCGCAATGCCGTGCTGGACAACTTCGAGGCAGGCGGCCGCCCCGCGTGGGCTCCGCGCAAGTATCCGTCCGCGCGTGAAGGATCGGGGCTGTTGCAGGCCAGCGGGCGTTTGCGCAATTCGATTACGCAGAACAGTACGGCCACGGAAGCGGTGGTCGGTACCAATGTGGAATATGCGGCCATTCATAACTTCGGCGGACAAACTGCACCGCATACGATATTGCCGAAAAACGGCAAAGCCTTAAAATTCGGCGGACGGTTTGCCAAACGCGTCAATCACCCCGGCAGTAAGATTCCTGCACGTCCGTTTATGGTTCTCCAACCTGACGACGAACAGGCTTTAGTTGATGCGGTAAATGATTATTTGGATGCCGCTCTCGGCAATTAAAACAAAAACCGTCTGAAATTGCACACAGACGGCTTTTATACACCTTTCCCTTATCTACCCTTTCCTGAAACGTTTAAATCAATCTGCGAGGGGCTTAAAAGGCTTCTGAAACGGTTTTAAACATATTCTCTTTCCCGTTCCCCGATATTGCTTATTTTCGTTCCTTACTGACAGTGATTCAGCCTCTTGTGCCGGCTTGATGGCGCATGATTCGGCAATGGATACAAAAACCTTTCTTGCCGCCTTATCTGTCGCCAAAGTCGGAAATACGGACGGCCTTATCAAAATCGTACCCAAAGGTCAATTTGCACCAGTCGACGGACGCACCGATACAGGCGTGGCGCACTGGACGATGACTGCCTCTTTGGCGCAGCAAATCATTGCCGCCTTTGATGCCGGACAAACAGACCTTGTTGTGGACTACGAACACGCCACACTGAAAGCTGCAGAAACCGGACAGCAAAATCCTGCTGCCGGTTGGATCAGCAAATATGTGTGGGATGACGATCGCGGTCTGATGGGCGAAGTGAAATGGACACAACGCGCAAAAGACATGATAGACAGCGGCGAATACCGCTATCTGTCGCCGGTTCTCGAATACGACACATTGGGCAATGTGCGCGGGCTGCACAGTGTGGCGTTGACCAATTCGCCTGCGCTGGACGGCATGGCTCTGGCTGCATTGAGCCGCCAAAACTCTATCAACCCCAAACAGGAAACAAATATGAACAAGGAAGCTTTAATCAAGCTCTTGGGCTTGGCGGCAGATGCCGACGATAAAGCCATTGAAGCGGCTTTGGCCGAAGCACAAGAAAAGCTGGGCGGTAAAACACTGGCCGAAGCACTGGCCGAACACAAAGACGAACCGCAAGGCGGCGAAGGCGGTAAAGGCGATGCCGGCAAGCCCGAAGATAATCCGCAAGGCGGTAATGCCGAAGACAGCGAAGTTGCCGAGCTGAAAGCCCAAGTGGCTGCGTTGAGTAAGAAAGTGATTGCAATGGAAGTGGGCGGCACTTCAGACGGCCTGATCCGTGCAGCACTCTCAGACGGCCGCCTGCTGCCACACCAAGAAGCATCGGCACGCCAATTGGCTGCTAAAGACCCAGAGGCATTTAAGAATCTGATGGAAGGCAGTTTGAAGTTGGCCGCGTTGAGTAAAACGCAAACCGGCGGCAAAGGCGCCCAAGGCGGTGAGCCTGCGTTGACTCCGGAAGAAATCGAAGTAGCCAAGCAATTGGGTATTTCGGCCGAAGATTATCAAAAAGCCAAATAAGGCTTTAAACAAGGATTAAACCATGATTATCACTCCAGATACCCTGAAGGCGCTGTTTACCGGCTTTAAGAAAAACTTCCAAGATGGCTTGCAAATGGCGGACAGCCAATACAAGGAAATTGCCACTGTTATCCCATCCTCTACTGCTTCCAATACCTACGGCTGGCTCGGTCAATGGCCTGCCTTCCGCGAATGGGTAGGTGACCGCGTATTCCAAGATATGAAGGCGCACGGCTATGCCATTACCAACAAACATTTTGAAAGTTCGGTCAAGGTCAACCGCAACGATATCGAAGACGACAATGTCGGCATTTACGCGCCGATGATGGCCGAAATGGGCCGTGCCTGTGCCGTTCATCCTGACGAATTGGTATTTGCCCTGCTGAAAAACGCGCACGCTACGTTGTGTTATGACGGTCAGAACTTCTTCGACAACGACCACCCGGTATATGAAAAAGTCGATGGCACCGGCCAATCCACCACTGTATCCAATATTTTCGCCGGTACCGAAACCGCTTGGTATTTGCTGGATACATCACGCGCCCTGAAACCTCTGATTTATCAGGAACGCAAACCTAAACAGTTCACTGCCATGACCGCCGCTACCGACGAAGGTGTGTTCATGCGCAACGAATACCGCTACGGCGTGGACGGCCGTTGTAATGTTGGTTTGGGCTTCTGGCAAATGGCGGCTAAGTCGCAAGAAAAACTGGATGCCTCAGGTTTTGAAAAAGCCTACAACGCAATGGTCAGCCTGAAAGGCGACGGCGGCCGACCGCTGGGTATCCGCCCCAATGTGCTGCTGGTTCCTCCTTCTTTGGAAAACGCCGCCAAAGAATTGGTGGAAGGCGACCGCCTGGCGAATGGTGCGTACAACCCGAACAAAGGCAAATGCAAGGTAATCGTATCTCCTTGGTTGCTGTAACCCTTTAGATAGGCGGGCTTTGCCCGCCGAAAGGATAAAAAATGGCGAAAGTAAAAAACGAAGATGAAAAAACCGGGCAAACGGTTGGCGCAACTGTGGATGCAAATCCCGAAGACGTTAAGTTGCAGGCTTTTCTTGAGGCTGAAGTCGAAAAATTGAACGCCGAGCTTGAAGTGGCGCGTGTGCGTATCGCCGAATTGGAAGCTCAATTGGAACAGGACGCAAGAGGTGCCGTTGAAGCGGCAGAAGCGCAAGAACGCTATCAGGCAGGCGGTGAAGCGGCAGCCGATGCCGAAGTGGTTGCCATTAAATCCAAACATGGCCATGCGTTTTGGCGCAGCGGGTATCACGTTCAGCCGCACTTTACTTTTGTGAAACGTGCCGATTTTGAACCCGAAGCGTGGGAGCGCCTGCTGGCCGAGCCGATGGCTGTTGTTTGTGAAGCCTTGCCCGTGGAGCAGGATTAATGGCTTACGCAACGGTTGCCGATTTGGTGGCGCGTTATACCGAGCCGACGATTGCAGGTCTGACAGACCTGACGCGTTTGGGCAGTGTGAACGCCGAAATTGCGCAACAAGGTTTGGATGATGCCTCTGCCGAAATCGACGGCTATCTGGCATCACGTTATGAATTGCCGTTGCCTGCCCCTGTACGTCTGTTGAGCCTTTATTGCTGCGACATTGCCGTTTACCGTTTAGCAACGGGCAAGCGACAACTGACGGAAGATATGGTGCACCGATATGAGGCGGCGATTGCGTATCTTAAATTGGTGGCATCAGGCAAGGCTGGTTTGGGTGTGGCTGAAAATGCCGATCCCAAGCCGACTGTGCAAGGTGATGCGGTAATTTTTGCCGCTAAGGAAAAGGTGTTCGGCCGTGATAGCGTCTATTGAACAAGCCATCAAACAGCGTCTTTCAGACGGCCTTGGCCAAATGGTCAGCGGTGTGCATACCTACGGCGGCGAATTTGACGGCGAAGGCTTGGCTCAAGTGGTTAACCAGTTCCCCGCCGTTTGGATCATGTTTGCCGGCATTACCAACAGCGAGCCCCATGATACGCGCCGTACACGCTACCAAGTCACCGGTCACTTTACTGTCTTAGTCGGCGACCGTGCCAGCGGCAGCGAGGCAGACAGCCGCTTCGGCGGTTTGCACCGGAATGATGTCGGTACTTACCGGCTGATGCAGGCCGTGCGCCTGTTGCTGATCAATCAGACTATGGGTTTGTGTATAGGCCGTCTGAAGCCCGGCAAAGCAAAAAGCCTGTTTTCAAAACAAATGGAGTTGGACGCAATCAGCGTATTCGCGCTGGATTTTGAAACGCATTGGTTTGAAGACGCACTGCAAGACGGCGATTGGCCGCGGCCTACGGAACAACAGGCGCAAGTATATGCCGACGTATCCGTATACCAAGGCCGTACCGACCCAGAACATCCCGACTTTAAAGGCGCAAACCTTGAGCTGCGTATCCCGCCTAAAAAACCAAACCAACCCGCCGATATGGCGGCCACCGTTAAAACCGAGGTAAAACATGACTGAAACCATTAAAGTTCGTGCCGCCGCAGGTCTTCAAGTTCCTATGGCAGGCAAGCCGCATGAATATATTACCGACCAAGAAACGGTCGAAGTGCCGAATGCCGCGTATTACCTGCGCTGTATTCACTACGGCGACTTGGTTATTGTTGAGGACAAACCGAAAGGTAACAAATCATGACTTCCGCAAACGTCAGTTTCGATAAGATTCAAACCAGTACGCGTAAGCCCGGCGTTTACGTCGAATGGAACACCAAGCTTGCTGTGCGCAACCTGCCAACCAACAAGCAACGTGTGCTGCTCATTGCGCAACACAGCAATCCCAAAGCGGGCAAACTGTCTGCGCTGGCAAATATCTATTCTGCAGCCGATGTCGCAGCTGTGTATGGTGCAGGTTCGCAGGCGCATTTGATGGCATTGGCCGCTATCAAGGCTTACGCATATGCAGATTTGAGCCTGATTACTGTTGCCGATAATGAAGCAGGCGTTGCCGCGACCGGCAGTATCACGATTACGGGCACTGCCGATACGCAAGGCGTTTTACGCGTCAACATCGGCAATGCCGATACGTTGACTGTCGGTGTCGCCGCCCATGCAACCGCTGCAACCGTAGCAGCAGCTATTAAGGCGGCCATTGACGCGGAAACATCTTTGCCAGTAACGGCAACAGCTTCCGAAGGTTTGGTAACGCTGACGGCTAAAAATAAAGGCACGCACGGCAACCATATCCGTATCCGCACCGGCAATACCGCCGAAGGTATTACCGTTACGGTCAATTCAATGAGCGGCGGTGATGCCGATGCCGATATCGGCCCTGCATTGAATGCAGTGATTGCCGAAGGTCATCATTTGATTGCGGTAGGCTGTACCGATGAGGCGAACCTCTTGAAGTTGCGCACACATTTGGAAACTGTCGGCGCACCCGAAGAAAAACGCTGGGCATTGGGTATTTACGGTCAAACCGGAGCATTGGCGCAGACAACGACACAGGCAGGCCGTCTGAACAGCGGTTATCTGTATTCGGCCTGGTATCGTAAAACGCCCAGCCTGCCGTGCGAGCTGGCGGCCGCGTTTGCTGCCGTCGCGGCAGGCGAGGAAGATCCGGCCCGTCCGCTCAATACCCTGAAGCTCAACGGCATCGGTGTGTGCGACAGTGCGGACAAGACGATGCGTACCGAACAGGAAAACGCGCTCTACAACGGCGTTACCCCTATTGAAACCAGCCCGGACGGCACATCCGCCCAAATCGTCCGCGCTATTTCGACTTATACCAAAACCGCCAACGGCACGGCAGACGAAAGCCTGCTCGATATGACTACCGTACGCACATTGATTTATGTATCAGGCGCGTGTGCCGACCGTATCGCGTTGCGTTTCCCGCGCGACAAAATGACCGAGCGTACCATTGCCCGTGTCCGCTCTGAATTGATTGACGTGTTGATGAAATGCGAAGAATTGGAAATTGTCGAAGACGTTGAAAACAATTTGGCCAAACTGATTGTGGAACGCGATGCACAAAACACCGGCATGCTCAACTGCCGTGTGCCATCCGATGTGGTTAACGGCCTGCACCAAGTAGGCATGGTTATCGACCTGTATCTGTAAAAAGGAAAGAACATGAGTACGGAATATGTAGGCAGTGTAACGCTGTATGTCGGTGCGACCGAGGTGGAGGTCACCAAGATTGATGTGAAAAACATCACAGGCAAAAAAGAAGTTAAAACCATGAACCGCACACGCCGCGTCAAAGGCTTTACGCGCGGTGTCGGCCAGTATGATATTTCTTTTACCGCCGTCGTGCCGACAGACGGTACGGTTATCGATTGGGATAAAATCGAAGACGCAAAAATCTCGCTGGTCCCTGATATCAAGGGCGCACGCCCAACCTCCTATCTTGGTTTTTGCGCGAAGGAAGCCGGTGAAAGCTATACGGTGGACAACGAATTGGTCATTGATGTGACCGGCTTTGCGATTCGGAAGGTGTTGGAGTAAAGATTTTCTTGTTAACAGAAGCCGCTTTAGCGGCTTCTGTTGTTTTTATTACACTGTTTTCAATGAAATTCAATCTTTCAAGTAAAATGGTTGAATTTTGAAAAAAGATTTGATATTATGCGACCGTATCAATACAACAGAGGTACGTTGTAAGTACATAATAAAGGAGCTTTAACAATGGGACTGACTAAATTCGGCGAAGCCGTTCGTGAGGCTCGCCGTCAAACTAAACAAACTTTACTGACAATGGCTAATGCACTAGAGACTTCACCTGCCTTTTTGAGTGCAATCGAAACAGGGCGTAGTAAAGTGCCTATGGATTTTGTTAAAAAGGTTGAAGGTTTTTTTGAAAACTTAGGCCAACCAATAGACGGTTTAAAGCAAAAAGCGATGGTTTCTAATGAGAATGTATCGTTAAGCGGCTTAAGCCTGCAACAACAAATGCTGGTGGCCGGTTTCGCCAGTTCAGACTTCAGCAAAGAACAATTGGACAAATTTGCCGAATTATTAAGAACCATTCATCATAAAGATTCACAGAAAGAAGGGGATGATGCAACGAACTAATTATTCATTGCGTGGTGTGCGCGTGGAAATGTTAAGTGAAGATACAATTAATTTTTTTGCGAACGAAGCTGCCAAGTTTTTGGCAGTAGGTAAGCATACCCGCAAAAAAATGGATACATTTATGGAGATGTTGGGAGAGTACGGTATTGTAATTGATGTTGTGGCAGATAATGAGTGGCTGGATGTTACCAATGCTATGTGCAATAACGGCACCATTTTACTGCCTGATAGCCTCTACTCGCGTATTTGTCTTGGCGAGGATGAGGCTATTTTTATTTTCTTTCACGAATTAGGGCACCTGCTATTAGGCCATAAAGCGATGCTCCATCATAGTGATATTTTACCTACGAAGTATGAAGATTCAGAATGGCAAGCTGATGAATTTGCAAAATGTATTTTGAAAAAGATGGGGATTAATAAGTATGTCCCAGCGCAGTTAAGTTTAAAATTTTAAAAAGAAAAACGACTTGGAATGCTACCAACATCCCAAGCCGTATATTAGTTAGTGGTTTGAATGTGCAACTTTACACTAACCAGCGTGTATAGAGATAATACACTTAATTGGCAATTTGGTAATTATCTAACTATACAGTTGAGAGCGCAAATTTTTTACACTCCGAAGTGGTTGTAAAAGTTTCAAAATGTGGCATACCTTCTTTTACGGAAAGGGCCAATATATGACCTGCAACTGTAACTGTACTAGTTTAAAACCAGTACGCGTTCGACAATATGACCGCTACCGCAATGGTCAGTGGGAAATTGTATGCACTCATTGCCGCAGTTTACCTAATAAGTAACTGACAACGATTGCATTAATTTGATACAGCCCTTAAACGACAATCAAGCCTTGATTGATACAAGGTTTAACCAACGTTTAAGGGCTTTTTTATATGTCTGAATTTTCCCCCGAACTCACCCGCGCCATCGAAGATTACGAATTGCGCGTTTCCCCCGACCTGAAAACCGTTGAAGGCCGTCTGAAGTACGGTATCTCTGTTGATGGTGCTGTTCATCGTGATTTTTCCATGCATCTGCTGACCGTGCGCGAAGATATGGCTATTGACCCGGCGCTGGAGGGTCAGGCACGTATGTTGGCAGCCTATTCGGCCTCTCTCGACCATATCGGTACGATTCAACCTGATGCTTTAACGCCCGACTTCTTGGCCGATGAGTTGGTCGCAACCGATTTTGACGCGCTTTATTTCGCCCAAGAGCTGCTGGCAAAAAAGCGTCTGTCCGTTCATCCCGTGCCGACCGCTACCGATACGCAGTCCTAAAGCTGGGGAGCTACGGTATCTCTGCCGACGATATCGGCAAGATGACTCAGCCGGAGCTTGATGGCTGGCTGAAGCAGGCTGATTTGATTGACCGTGGCCGTGCCGCTCCCGTGGTGCTGCCCTGGTTTGCGCCGTCTGCCAAAACTTCAACCCCATCTGCATCCGGCGGACACACTCAAACCTTTATCAGTAAACGGAAGAAAAAATGAGCCGTAATATAGTCGAATTAGTTGCCAAGTTCCGAGATGAGGCCAGTGTCGGCCTGCGCCGCTTGGCGACCGAGGCCAACCGTACGATGCAGATTCAAAGCCGTGCGGCATCATCTTCCGGCAGGCAACAACAACTGATGCATGCAGCTGCCGCCCGTTTGGGCATCCGCACAGAGCGTGAAATCCGTCGTGAAATCCAACGTACTCAAGCGGCCTACAACGCAATGGCCAAAAGCGGCCGTGCTTCACACAATGAGCTGGCGCGGGCCGCACAGCAGACGCGCAGCCGTATTCGTGAGTTAAATGCCGAAATGAACAGCGGCAGCCGTTTCAACCGTATGGTTCAAGGCGGTAAAAGTTTGGCACGCGGCGCGGCTTCGGTTGCCGCCGGTGCGGCGGCAGGGGCTTATGTGTTGGCCCAGCCGGTCAGCCGGACAATGGACTATGACACGGAGCTGCGTCACGCGACCAATACCATGTATGCAGGCAAGACTTTGGCGGAAAAACGTGCCGGCATGGCAGAAATTAATAAAACGGTAAACGATGCCGCTTATCTTGGCGGAACATCTAAGCAAGCAGCCTTGCAGGCGATGAATACCATGGTGGCCAGCGGTTCGTTGAGTGATGCTGCCGTAAAGCAGATGTTGCCAACCGTAATGAAAACAGCACTGGCCGCCAATGCGGATGCCGATGATATTGCCAATATTGTGACTAAAGCGAAACAGGCAGGGTTTAAAGAAGCCGATATTCCTGCATTGCTCGACCGCGCAATGCAATCGGGCGCAGATGGCGGTTTTGAACTGAAAGACATGGCTCGATGGCTGCCGCAACAGTTGGCAGCAATGAAGTCCGCAGGTATGGGCGCGACACTGGATAATTTCAGCAGTTTGTTAAATGCAAACCAACTGGCGTTTATGACTGCAGGCAGTACAGACGAAGCCGGTAACAACCTGGTCAATCTGCTGGCGAAAATCAGCAGTCAGGACATCGTTACTAAGGCAAAGAAAATCGACATTAACGGGCAAGAGGGTTTTGACTTCACGGACGGTATGAATAAGCGTCAGGCTGCAGGCATGAACTCGCTGGACGCATTGGTCGATATTGTCAGTGAAATCGTGAGCAAGGATAATAAGAGTGCGGCATTAATGAAGCAGATGGCCGCCGCTCAAGGTGATGAGGCTAAGTTGGCTTTACTGGAAAACCAGAAAGCTTTGGTTGACGGTACGGCTGTCGGCCGGTTGGTTTCAGACCGCCAAGCTTTGATGGCCTTGCTCTCTCTCATCAATAACAAGCAAGAAGCCGCACGGCTGCAGCAAGGACAAGCCAATGCCGCCGGTGCGGTAGACAATAATTATCAATTTGTGACCGAAGGCTCCGGGTTCAAAAAAGAACAGCTCAAAACGGCATACAGCGAAGCCGAATATGGTGCATTCTCAAGCTTTACCGACATGGTGGGCAACAAGCTTAAAGGTATTGCAGATTGGGCAAGAGGTCATCAGGAGGCCGCGCAAACGGCAGTGGCGGCAGGACAAGGTGCTGCGGCGGTATCGGCGGCAGCCGGCGCCGGCTCAACGGTAAGCGGCGGATGGCGGTTCTTCCAAGGCGGTCAAGGTGTTGCCGGTGCCGGCCGTTTCCTGCCTTCTGCAGGCTCAATGGGTGCCTTTGCTTTGGGTGCTGCTCCGTTGGCCGCTATGGGTGGCGTAACACATTTGGCGGGTCAACGGGATAAATATGACGACTGGAGTAAGCCCTTGGTGGCATTCGCCGACCGCTTACAGTCGTTTTTGCCTGATTTTATGTCGTCTGCCAAAAACGAATACATGAGAAAACGGGAGGAATTGGGTGGGAATAACTCTCCGCTCGATAGCCCTGTTCTCAAAGAAAGTATGGCGCAATTGAGCCAATCCGCACAAACCAATCAGCAAGCCAGCCAACAGTATGTCACAGCGGCAACTGAAAATCAGGCTGCAACCGCCCAGCTTACCAATGCGGCCACCCAGATGACTGCGGCGGCGGCGCAAATGCAGGCGGCGGCAGGTAAGCCGATACCCGTTACAGTCACCGTTCAAAACGGCAATATTATGGCCTATGTGAATCAGGCGGTAGAACGCAACAGTAGGAAAAATTAATGGCTTGGAAAGATACTTTACTTGATGCCAGTTTCAAGGGCGTCGGCTTTGATGTAATCGATGATGCGTTGCGTGGTACACACGCCTTGGCCGAACACGAATATCCTTTTGTTCAGGGGGCGGACATTGAAGATACAGGTGTGTCGGCAATGGATATGAGTCTGACGGCGGTATTGTGGGGTGACGATTATGAAGGCCGCCTGCAAAGCCTGTTGGGCGTTCTTCGCGAAACGGGTCCGGGTGAACTCATCCACCCGATTTACGGCAGCGTGCCCGATTGCGTGGTGGCTGATTTTGAAGCTGTACATAATGAGGAAAATCCCGATTACTGCACGGTTCGTATGACCTTCAAGCAAAGCGTCAAAGCCGCTCCGTTCTTTGACCGTGAGTTACCGTCTGCACTGGCCGATGAAATCGACTGGCTGGCAGATTTGGCTGCTTGGCAGGGTTTTGAGATTTTTCAGACGGCCTTGGGCAAGATTCAGAAACCCCAAAGCCGTTGGAACGCATTTCATGCCACAGTATTGACGGCCGTCGTCGTTATGTATGGTCAGGTCAACGGCGTGTTTACCGGCTCAATGAATCTTCTAAACAGCCCGCGTGTATTGGCGGCGGAGCTGAAATCAGTATTCGGTATGTTGGCAAATATGCACGTCGTCGGTAAAAGCGGGCTGGATGGCTGGCGCGATATGGTTGGCGGGGTATCAAAAGCCGCCGCTACGCCGTGGCAGGTAAGTCGCGGGGCAGAAGGCAGCGTTTCGGCAATAGATTTAATTCAGCGTGCAAAGGTTGAAGATGTCGCTGCTTTCACAGCGTTTACCGCAACCGTCGGAGCGTGTGCTTTGGCAGAACAGGCTGCAGATATTCTGGCAACACAAATTGATGCGCCAACTTTAACGCCCGTGGAAATCTCACGCCTATTATCTGATACCCATGATGCTTTGCAACGCGCGCTGGGCGCAAACCGTATTTTGGCGATGATGTCGGCGGATGAGGCAAAGGCCGAGAAGATGGCTTATTCCCTGCTAAGGTTATACCAAACACCGGCAGACAGCGCCGACGACGTGTACCAACGTATCGAAGCGGCCGGCCTGTTGCCGCAAACACCATATCTTGAAACTGCCGCCGAACTGACTGAAAGTTTGCGTGATACGGCACACAAGCTGCAAAAACAGGCTTTTGCCGTTTTGAATATGCGTCCTCCGTTAGTGCAGAAAATGGTAGGACGTGATACCGGCCTGCATCTGTTGGCGTTTGAATGGTATGGCGATTACAGCCGTTTTGGCGAGTTGTTGCGTCTGAATCCACAAATCCGTCATCCGAACTTTCTCAGTAAAGGAGAGGTGTTAAATGCCTACGCCAAATAATACTGTCACTCTGATGATTAACGGCAAAACTCATGGGCAGTGGACGAATTACGACATCGTTTCTGACCTGCTCACCCCCGCCGATGACTTTTCAGTCACGCTTGGCCGTCCGGTAGATGCAGTCCCGACTGCAGTAAAAGAAGGCGATAAAGTAGAAGTCCGTGTCGGTGGGGATACGGTATTAAGCGGCCGTATCGACCGTGTGCACACTACGACAGAGAAAGGCAATAAAACGCTGACCATTCAGGGCCGTGATGATGCCGGTATCCTGTTGGACTGTTCTGCACCGTTGTTTAATGCGCAGGACATGGATTTAAACCAAATTATTGAAAAAATCGTCAAGCCTTTGGGTTTGTCAAAAATCCGTATCGATGCAGCCAAAACCAATAAAACCCATAAAGTTCAAATCGAGCCCGGAAGCCGTGCATGGGATGCCTTGACACAATATGCCGAAGCCAACGGGGTATGGCCTTGGATGGAGCCTGACGGCACCTTGGTTGTCGGCGGTCCCGACTACACCGCCGCACCTGTTGCCGGGCTGATCTTGCGGGTCAGTGGCGACAATAACAATATCAAGCGTCTAGAAGTAAACCGCGATATGGCGGCACGGTACAGCGAAGTTACCGTGTTGGCGCAAAGCCACAGCGGCAAACACAACATCAAAGCCACCGCCAAAGACGAATCCGTCAAACTGCACCGCCCCCTAATCGTTACCGAGCCGGACATCGACAGTCAGGCTCAAGCGGAACGTAAAGCAAAGAAACGCTTGGCGGACAGCCGCTTGGAAGGCTTGACCATCACGGCAGTGGTACAGGGGCACCGAACCGATGACGGTACGTTGTGGCAACCGGGTCAGAGAATCAACGTATTGAGCGAACCAGACGGCATCGACTCAGTGTATTTCCTTATGGCGCGTACCTTTGTCGGAGGCAGAGGCCAAGGCACGGAAACTGTATTAACGCTTAAAGAAGACGGCGCGTGGGTATTGGATGCCGACCCGCCGAAGAAATCGGGCAAAACCAAAATGCCGTCTGAAAGCCGCAAAGCCAACGGCCAAATGCCAGTCAAGCCGAAGAAACGCCGTCAGGCTAAAAAGCCAAAACAGGAATTGCAGGTTATTTAAATGGATATTAAAACCATAGATAAGCGTATCAAACAGGCGTTTAACACTGTCCGGCAGGGCTTTCGCGGAAAGGTTGCCAGAGTCCAGGCAGGTGGCGGTGTGCAAAAAATTCAAGTCGAAGGCTTGGACGGCGAAACCGTGCAAGACTTGGAACACGCCGAAAACTTCGGCTTTACCAGCAATCCGCCCGCAGGCAGCGATTGCGTCGTCGTACCCTTGGGCGGCAAAACCAGCCACGGTATTATCGTTACCACGACAAACGGCGCGTACCGCATTACCGGTTTGTCTGATGGCGAAACGGCGGTTTACAACGCCGACGGTGCCAAGATGGTGTTAAAAAAGGGGCGTGTCATTGAGATCGACTGCGATAAATTAAATATTAAAGCACCTGGCGGCGTAAATATTACTTCGGAAAAAGTTGAATGTTCTGCGGTATTAACTGCACAAGGCCAAATCAACGGCAATGGAGGTATGACCGTGCAAGGCGGTAGCGGTACGACATTTACCGGTAACGTGGATATGGTCGGCGATTTGAATACTACCGGCGCATTAACCAACAACGGTAAAGATGTCGGCAGTCATCACAAACATACTGAGACCAACGGCTCGGAAACCGGTGGAGTCATTTAAACTGCCTTTAAAGGCCGTCTAAGAATCCTTATTGGGTTTTTAGGCGGCTTTCTATATTTGTCTGACATCAATCCACTCAAAGAAAGGGCGGTCATATCCGAAAATTCCGGTATGGACGCTTTACTTAATCCCGCCACCGGCGACTACTTATTAAACCAATCCGCGCAAGGTATCGAAAACGAAGTCTATGTGCGGCTGGTTACCCCGCTGGGCAGCTACTGGGCAGAGCCCGCGCTGGGCAGCCGCCTGCACGAATTGCGCCGCATGAAAGACCTGCCGCGCATCGCAGTACTGGCCAAGCAATATGCCGAGCAAGCTTTGCAGCCGATTTTAGATGCTCACCGCGCCCGCCGCATCAATGTGGCAGCCTCTTTGGCACGGCGCGGCTGGCTGCGGCTGGATATTGCGGCGGTGGATGCAGGCGGCCGGAATCTATCCTTAATCCATGAGGTGCGGCTGGCATGAAAACCAAAAACTTTGAGCAACTGCGCAGTGACTACCTGCGCGATTTGAGCAACCAACAGCCTGCCGCCCACACCCAACCCGGCAGCGACAATTACGCCCGTGCCACCGCTTTGGCCGCACTGGCCGAGGGACAATACCGGCATCAAGAGTGGATTTTGCGGCAGGTATTTGCCGATACGGCGGACACCGCCTATTTGGAGCGCCATTGCGCCATGTACCGCATTTGGCGCAAAGCGGCTGCCGCAGCGGCCGGCGGCATCCGCATCAGCGGTGCGCCCAATACCGTTCTGCCTGCCGGGCTGGTGGCCCAAGTGGGCAACATTGCCTATCAAACCGGTGCACCAGGTCAAACCGACGGCAGCGGTCAGGCATTGATTGCCTGTCACTGCCTGAGCACCGGTGCCGCCGGCAATCGACCGGACAACACCCCGGCCAAACTGCAAAGCCCGCCTGCCGGTATTGAGGTAGATGCCGTGCTCACCGGCATGGTGGGCGGTACCGATATCGAGAGCGATGCCGCGCTGTTAGACAGGCTGCTGTCGCGTTTTCGCCAACCGCCCGCCGGCGGCAACGCCTACGACTATTACCGCTGGGCAATGGACGTACCGGGAGTGGAGGCGGCATTTGTGTATCCGCTGCGGCGTGGTTTGGGCACGGTGGATGTGGCCATCCTTACCGCTTCCGGTTTGCCCTCTCCCGATGTGGTGCGCGCCGCACAACAGTATATCGACGAGCGCCGCCCGGTTACCGCCAAAAACGTGCAAGTGATGGCGCCGCAGCGCGTGCCGCTCAATGTATCGGTGCGCGTATCGCTGGCCGACGGCTACACCCTGTCTGCGGTCAAGGAGGCTGCCGCCCGAGCTTTGTCGGCCTATTTCGCGACCATCAAGCCGGGCGACACCGTCTATAAAAGCCATATCGAGGCACTGATTAGCGACACCCCGGGCGTGCGCGACCGCGTGCTCGACAGTCCGGCCGCCAACCAAAACGCCACCATCACCCCGCACATCCAATGGCTCGCCTTGGGCATGTTTGAGATGACCCTGTTATGACTTACGCTGATTTACTCCCACTCTACTATCCGCCCGTCAGCTATGACGTACGCGCTACGTATCAAGCAGCAGAGCGGCGTGCGGAAGCCGCCATATTCGACGGCGTACAAACGCAGTCGGCACAGGTGCTGGCTGCCACCTACGCCCCCACTGCCGGCGGCGGCATCACGCACTGGGAGCGCCTGCTCGGCATCAACCCGCCGCAGCCCGACAACTACGCCCGCCGCGTAGCCGATGTGTTGGTCAAACTCAATGATACCGGCGGCCTAAGCATCCCGTATTTCATCCGGCTGGCCGCAGCAGCAGGTTACACCATCACCATCAGCGAGCCGCAGCCTTTTCGTGCCGGCGTAAACCGCGCCGGCGACCGCCTCGCCCGCGAAGACATTATGTGGGTGTGGTGGGTGGACGTGTCCGCCCAATCGCAAACCGTGTGGCGCTTCCGCGCCGGTGTCGGTACTGCCGGCAGCCGCTTGAGCCAATACAGCGACGCCGTGATCGAGAGCCTGTTCGACCGCCTCAAACCCGCCCACACCGCCATCCGATTTACCTACCGATAAGGACTAAACCATGCACCCCATCGAAACCCCCGACAAGACCTTTCACGACGGCGACGGCGTGAGCGAGCTCGGCACCATCCTACCCGCGTGGTGGCTCAACCAAGTGCAATCCGAGCTGCTGACCGTGCTGACTGCGGCCGGTATCCAGCCGGATAAGTCGCAGCATAATCAATTACTGACAGCACTGAATAGGCTGGCTGTAGTTACCACCGCCAACCAAGAAATCGCCGGCCAAAAAACCTTTACCGCCGCAACCCAATTCCAAAGCGGCATCCATTTGTCCGCCAACCAAACGCACTGGAACGGCGGCTACAAAGCCTACATCGGCGCGGATGCCGACAACGCCCACATCGTCTTCGGCGACGACACGCTGCGCCTGCACGGCGCAAACAACCGCATTTCCTACAACAACCACGACATCTTCCACAAAGCCAACAAACCGCGTTTTAACGAAGACATCGAAGGCAAACCGAACACGCTCGCCGGCTACGGCATCGGCAATTTCAAAGTAGAAACCTTCCGGGGCGATTTGAACACCCTCAAAACAGACGGCGTCTATTCCCTGCCGACGGCGGTCGGCAGCTCCAACCTGCCCGTTGAAAACACCGCCTGCCATATCCAAGTCATCGCCGGCACGCAACCCGGCCGGTGCAGGCAGTTGGGCTATCCCGCCTATACGTCCGACGTGTACGAACGCCACCAAACGAGCAGCGCAAACGACGACTGGAGCGCGTGGAAAAAACTCAATTCGGACGGCATCCCCGTCGGCGCGATCGTATCCTTTCCCAAAGCCGTCCGAAACCCCGCCGGCTATTTGCGGGCAGACGGCACGACCTTTGCACAAAACACCTTCCCCGACCTCTACCGCGCACTGGGCAACAGCAACCGCCTGCCCGATTTGAGCCGTACCGACATCGGCATCACCGCGTGGTTTCCGTCCGACCAAATCCCGACCGGCTGGCTGGCGTTTGACGACATCCGCACGCGCGTAACCGAAACCGCTTATCCCGAACTTTACCGCCTGCTGGTTGCCCAATACGGCAGCATCCAAAACGTCCCGCAGGCGGAAGACCGCTTTATCCGCAACGCGGGCAACAGCTTGGCAGTCGGAACGAAGCAGGAAGACGAAATCAAACGGCACACCCACAAAGTATTTTCACACTGGACAAACCACCCGCACGCCGCAGCCGTCGGTTACGAAGACCGCAACGAAAGGCAGAGAAGCGCGCTCGTATCGACGTGGACGGACGAAAATTTAAGCGACAACGGCTTTTTAACCCCGCGATTGGACAGCAAAATGGCAACGGGCGGCGCAGAAAACCGCCCCAAAGCCCTGGTTTTAAAACTGTGCATCAAAGCCGCCGACACCTTGGGTGAAGCCGTGTTCTGGATAAAGTCCCACGGCGAAACCGTCAACGCCGGCGCGCTGGACGCGGGCACGCTGGCGCAAGGTTTGCAAGACAAAGCCGACCGCGACCACACCCACACCGCCGCCCAAATCCAAGGGCTGGACGAAAAAATCAGCACCGCCGTTGCCGCGCAATTCACACGCCAAACCATCGGCGGCGTGGATATTGTCAGATTCCCCGACGGCACAATGATACAGACCGGCAGTTACAGGTTTGCACGAAGCGGCGGCCCCATAGAAAACGAAGTCGTCTTCCCCGTCGCCTTTGCCGACGGCAACGTCAAATGCTTCGTATCCGAACGCCATTCGGGACGCGCCAACGGCGAAAGGCAATACAACTGGCTGTTTATCCGCGCAAAAAACCACGCCGCCGCCATTATCACCAACTGGTACGAAGGCAGTTGCGACTGGATGGCAATCGGCAAAGCCGGTACGGGAAACGCCGCCGGCTCCCCCTCGACAGTCCCCGGAATCGATGAAGAAACGCTAAGGGGAATTAATGAAGACGCGCTAAATGAAATCAGAAGGTGGGCCGCCCGCGGCTTCCAATAACGCCTGAACTGGCCCCCAAATTTTGGACGCTCATAAAAGCCTATTCAGGCACTCTGTGTAAGCTGGGTTCTGTATGCGACAGGACTCAGCTTTTTCAATTTCAAACTGCAACGCTCCCGGTTGTAGTAATCCATATAATCATCTATCTGTTTCATCAATTCGTCCACCGTCAATTCTCCTGCGTTATAGAAACACTCCGTCTTCAACACCGCAAAGAAACTCTCCATCGGTGCATTGTCCCAACAATTCGCCTTTCGCGACATGCTTTGAACCATGGAATGTTGGGCAAGCAATTCCCTATACCCCGCCGTACGGTACAGCACGCCTTGGTCAGAATGAAGCATTGTTCCTTTATCAGTCAGCCGGGGTGCGGCTTTTTCGAGCATTTCCTTCACCATTTCACTGTCGGCTCTGCGGCTCATGGCGTAGGCGACGATCTCGCGGTTGAACAAGTCCAAGATCGGCGAGAGGTACAGTTTGCCGTCCTTTCCTTTGAGTTCGGTCACGTCTGTCAGCCATTTTTCGTTGGGCTTTTTGGCTGTGAACCGACGTTTGAGGAGGTGTTCCGATATTTCGCCCATGGCGGGATGGCGGTAGGCTTTTTTCGCCCGTATGAGGGCTTTCAGTCCTAGCTGTCTTATCAACCGCGCCACTTTTTTGCGGTTCCAACCCAATGCTGCGGCAATGCGCCTTTGCCCGTATCGTCCTTTATGCCGCCGGTAGGTTTCGACGAGGAGGGCTTTGTCGGCTTCATCGGGGTCGGGTCGGTCTTGGTGGTGGTAGTAAAAGCTGCTTTTGGGCAGGTTTGCGATGTGTAGCAGGTATTTGAGCGGGTGTTGCGCCCTCAGTGTTTGGACGGTTTGGCTTTGTTCTTTTCGGTCCGCTTTTTGCTGAGGGCTTTTAACTCCTTTAGGTAGGCAACCTTTGCGCGCATATAGCACAACTCTTCGATAAGCTCCGCCTGTGTTTTTTCGTGGTCGGGTTTGTCGGCGATGAAGGGGTTTTTGCGGTGGTCGGTCATGGTTTTGGATTGGGGATGTTCGAGTGCGCCGACGCCGCCTTCTTGATAGGCGCGTATCCATCGTCGCAGGTGGGTTCGGGAGATGCCGTAGTGGTCTGCGGTACGCTGTTGGCTGCGTATATGCAGGTAGTAGAGTACGGCTTGGTATTTGAAGTGTAATGTATATTTGCTCATAAAAAAACTGCACCTTGTGAGTTGGAGGGGATGTGTCCAACTTTTGGGGTGCAGTTCAGCCGCCGCCGACCCCGCAATGCCGACCCGAAAGGAAACCCCAAAATGACCATCTATTTCAAAAACGGCTTTTACGACGACACATTAGGCAGCGTACCCGAAGGCGCGGTTGCCGTCCGCGCCGAAGAATACGCCGCCCTTTTGGCAGGACAGGCGCAGGGCGGGCAGATTGCCGCCGACGCAGACGGCAAGCCCGTTTTAACCCCGCCGCGCCCGTCCGATTACCACGAATGGGACGGCAAAAAATGGAAAATCAGCAAAGACGCCGCCGCCGCCCGTTTCGCCGAACAAAAAAACGCCTTGGCATTCCGCCTCGCGGCAAAGGCGGACGAACTCAAAAACAGCCTCTTGGCGGGCTATCCCCAAGTGGAAATCGACAGCTTTTACAGGCAGGAAAAAGAAGCCCTCGCCCGGCAGGCGGACAACAACGCCCCGACCCCGATGCTGGCGCAAATCGCCGCCGCAAGGGGCGTAGAATTGGACGTTTTGATTGGAAAAGTTATCGAAAAATCCGCCCGTTTAGCCGTTGCCGTCGGCGCGATTATCGGAAGGCGGCAACAGCTCGAAGACCGCTTGAACACCATCGAAACCGCGCCCGAATTGGACGCGCTGGGAAAGGAAATCGAAGAATGGACGCTGAATCTCGGATAAAAAAATATGTTTACCACGTATTGGTAGCCATAGACCAACTGTTCAACGCCCTCACGGGCGGCGCGGCGGACGAAACCCTGTCAAGCCGCACCTATCGCGGCGCACGGCTCGCCCAAAAGCCCAAAACCCGCTGGAAGGTTTTATACACCCTGATCAACGGCGTGTTTTTCGACCGCCAACACTGCCGGCAGGCGTATATCAGCGAACTGAAAGGCAGGCAGCACGACGCGCGGTTCAACCAAAGCCGCGCCTCCGAAAACGCCGACCTTGCCCGGTTTGAATAG